TCATGATTTTGAATAATACTTGCAATTCTAGTTTTAAAATCGAATTATATTCTTTTTTGTTGTAATCTGAAATCACCGAAGTGATGAAAAGGGGACTTCTTATAGAACGCAAAAGTGACTTAGCACCCAAAGGAGTTAAATTAACTCCAGTGGATGTAAACCAACTTTTTGCAAATTCAATAAGTTTTCCCTCAAATCCTTTAACAGGATTGATCACAACTCCAAGAACATCATTCATTAAAAAACTGTATGATTTGCTAAGTTTGGTATCGGAGATAAGAACATCATCTCCGAGAACCGCATATTGACCGGTGTCTTTCTGTAAAGGGCCAAGAAAGGCCACTCTGGAAGCAGCATACATCAAAACATGATTAGTTAGAGCTAACATAGCAAATGATGAGTAAGCACCCATAGGTTGTCCAACGTTATATTTATATGGAACACCGTCATAATAATATGAACGGTTTAAGATTTCTTTTCATAAATTTCCTTTTAAACCTAATGCATCTAAGATATCTGCCTGTAATGAAACAGGTAGACGATCCGTAGCTGCAGATAAGTCTAAGGAGAAATAATGATCAGAAACCTTATTTTCCAATATAAATCTAACGGGAGCCAACTGATCTCTTGTACCATCCTCCTTTAGGGAGTCAAGGAAAGAGTAAATCTGATCATGGAGAGGTTTAAATAATCATTGTGTCCAGACATCGGTAATACCTATAATCCTAGTCTTTCCTCTTAATTCTTTAATAAGGCTTAATCGACCTAAATATAAATCGATTGGCCAAAGAATAAAAGGCAAGAATAGAATGCTTAATATTAAAAATAAAAAGCAATATAGATAATAACGATGAAAAGCACTATATTTAAACATCGACCATCAGATTCTAGGTGTTCTCATTATAGCTATAAGATCTAAACCAATAGAAATAAATGCAAAAGAGGCATTAACACCTGCCTTGTTACTTCAGAAAAAGATAGGTTTCTTCAGATTATTTTTTAAAAAATAATCCAAAGCACCCATATCGCTAAGAGCCATAGAAATCTTTTCGTAATCAAGAGAATCAGACTGACCTATAAAAGGATCAGTAAGAGTCTTAAAATTAGGAATATGATCTTTAAGGCCCATAGCCCTGAAAATAGCAAGAACAGATATAATACCCCTATGCATTGGTGTAGGGCTTCTATCTTGAGCTATGTTGTTTAAAAGACAACACAGTTCTCGGTAGAGCTCTATACCTAATATTTTTGGTAACCCGTTCTTATAACGGGACACCCATATTTTGGTGTTTGAAGCCCCAACCCCAGCTAAAGAGTTACCTACTAATCTAAGAGCTTCTGACAGGTACTGGATAGTGAATAATGCTCCTGATTTATTTCAGATAGCAACTATACGCTCTCCAAGAACCAAAAGTCTAGAAGTTTCTTTATTAGTAAGTTGTAAGAGGATTGCAATCATTCTTATATACCTAGATACTTCTTGTAAACTAAGCGGTTTTAATTCTAAACCAACTTTAGTTTTTATGTTAGATAATCTTCTTCGCTCAATCCATAGGAGTAAACTCCAAACGGAATAAGCAAAAGAGAAAATCATAACATAAAGGAATATATCAGCTATATAAGACGATTTTGCAAAGGTTAGTAAATTATTAAATATGTAGTTAGCTTTAAGTTAATTATATATTTGATACCTTGCTAACCCATACACCTCTCCAACATTCTTTACGCGATATTTCCCTCCAAAAGGGTAAATATCTTTACGGGTTAGGGTGCTAGCCTTCCGGCGTGACTGTCCTTCGCAGTTACAGTCATTGGAGTAGTATGTATGGGTAGTGGAATCTCACCACTATAGCCAACCAGCAAATCAGCCAGGTTTTAATGTCTGATTTGTTCATCCAAATCCCCTGTAAAGGGAGAAAGGACAAGGAGCGCTCGTTGACAACAGTTAACAACATGAACCTTTATAATTCACGCGGAAAACTGGGTCGCCACCTTTAAGGGTGGC